CACAAGATGATGGTATGGGAAAAAAAGAGGGCGTTGATTCTTAAATCAAAAGACCCGGAAAAAATACTAAGCGTTATCCCGTCAGCAAAACAATTTTCCGTAAAAGGAAAATCTCTTATAGCGATACCCCACAAGCTAGAAGAAACAAAAGTTTTGCGTAACTTGGGATACGAAGCACCGGCACCAATAAGACATTATTACGATTGGCCCGGAAGATTCGCCCCATTTGAGGCGCAAAAAGAAGCGGCGGCGTTCTTATCTATGTACGGTAGAGCGTTCAATCTCAGCGAGTTGGGTACAGGAAAATCGTTGGCGTCGCTCTGGGCCTATGACTATCTACGGTCGATAGGTAAAGTCAACAAAGCCTTAATAATTTCTCCGCTTTCCACACTAGAGAGAACTTGGGCAGACGAAGTGTTCCACCATTTCCCACACCTCACGTACGCAGTTTTACACGGCACCCGCAAGAAACGAATCGACTTACTCCACCAAGATGTTGACATATACATCGTCAACCACGACGGCGTTCAGATTATTGAGCCGGAGATTCGCCATCGACGAGACATAGACCTAGTCATCATAGACGAGGTAGCGCAAGCAGTACGCAACGCCGGAACCGACCGTTGGAAAGCAATTAACGCAGTCGTTAACAAGCACGGCAAACCTAGAAAGTGTTGGGGTATGACAGGTACGCCTACTCCAAACGCGCCAACAGATGCGTGGGCGCAATGTAAGATGCTTGTACCGGATAAAGTACCACCGTACTTCAACAGATTTAAGCAACAAGTGATGAAGCAGTTATCTCAATTCACTTGGGTTCCTAGACAGGAAGCAACCGATATTGTCCATAACATCATGCAACCGGCAGTGAGGTTTACACGTGACGAATGTGTCGACTTACCACCCCTTATGTACGAAACACGTGAAGTACCGCAAAGCAAGGAACAGAACAAAGCGTACAAAGAAATGGTTGCCAAGCTACGAACAGAAGCAGAAAACGGAGAAATCACCGCCGTTAACGAAGCGGTCAAGATGTCGAAGTTAGTGCAGATTGCATGCGGAGTCATTTACGACAACGACGGCAACGAAGCGCGACTCCCTGCTAAAGGTCGTGTGCAAGAAGTTATAGACATAGTTAACAACTCCGAGGGCAAAGTCATCGTGTTCGTACCGTTCGTGTCGTCAGTACACATGGTCGCCGAAGAACTTAGTCAACACTTTAGCGTGGAAATAATACACGGGGGCGTTAACAAAAACGAACGCGACCGAATATTCGGTTCGTTCCAAAAAACGAAAGACCCACGGGTTCTAGTCGCTCAACCGGCGGCGATGTCCCACGGTCTTACTTTGACCGCCGCAAGCACAATCGTTTGGTACTCATGCGTCACATCGAACGAGACCTTTGAGCAAGCGAACGGGCGAATCAATCGCCCCGGTCAGAAGATGAATAACTTTATCATTATGTTGGAGGGTACACCCGTCGAAAAGAGAATCTACTCGCGCCTAAAAAGTAAGCAAAAACTGCAAGGTGCATTGCTTGACGAGATAAAAGCAACGCGAGAGGATGTCATTGCTTGACAATGAACGCAATGTAGCGTAATATTCGCTAGATGGTCTTATTTGAAGGGGTATAAACTTATATGAACTTATTGAAACCCGAAGAGGTAGCAGAAAAACTTGGCATCACGAAAGCGGCATTGCCCGCTCTAAGGCGTCGAGAGGACAGTTTTCCTCCTCCCATAAGAGTCTCGCAGAAAGTCTTACGGTGGGATGAGGCAGACATTCACAAATGGTTAAACAGCAAAAAGGAGAGAGTAACAGATGAGAGTACAGGAACTTGAAGATGTACGACTGTTAGAGTTGTACATTGGCCTGCGCGATAGACGTAGTCGACGAAAAGCAGATTACGAAGTCGAGGACGCAGGTGACAAGGACAAGCAGGAACGAATCGAGGTAGAGTTTCTGCGACGTTTCAACGACAGAGGTATCGACAACGTGTCGGCACGTGGAGTTGGAACCGCGTATAGGTCAACACGAGCGTCAGCAACAGTTGGAGATTGGGATGCAGTCTTAGCGCATATCCAAAGTGAGGGCGCGTGGGAGTTGCTTGAAAGGCGCGTAAGCAAGTCAGCAGTGGAGCAATTCAAAGCTGAAAACGACGATTTGCCACCCGGCGTAAACTGGTCGGAGACGCAAGTCATTAACTTTAGAAGAAAGTAGAGGTAATAATATGAGCGATATGGTAGCAATCAAATCATCAAAGCTCCCTGCACACTTACAAGGCAAGGCGAAAACTACTAACGTCTTTGCGGCGGCAGTAAGCGCGGGAGGGTTCCCTGTTGTATCAATTAAAGGCAAGGTGTTCCACATTCAACGTGGAGACGAGCGTACCTTGTTAACTAAACCCGAGGGAGACGGAGAACCGGCGGCATCACTAGAGTGCGTCATTCTTTCGGCGAACCCTAACAAGTCCAAAGTATTTTACGAGGGCGGTTACGAAGAGGGTTCAGTCTCTAAACCAACCTGTTATTCGAACGACGGTCTAGCACCGGCGACGGATGCAGAAGCACCACAGGCGAAGAAATGTGCGGTATGCCCACATAACCAATGGGGTTCGCGTATTACTGAGAGCGGTGGTAAAGGTAAGGCTTGTTCAGATTCAATGCGTATCTGTATCACCCCTGCCGGAATGTTGAACGACCCGATGCTTCTACGTGTCCCTGCGGCAACGCTAAAGACACTTGGTCAGTACGGTAGTCAGCTTGCTAAACGAGGTGTAGACCCACACCACGTCGTGACCCGAATCGGTTTCGACTACTCTGTGGCGCACCCTGCATTAACATTCAAGGCGATGCGTTTCGTCGACGAAGAAGAGTTGCAGATGATTGGCGAGACTCAACACGACGAGGCGGAGATGATTAGCATGATTACCGGTGTGGCAGAGGGAAGCGCACCTACGGTAGAACACATTGCTGATTCAACGCCAAAAGCAGAAGCTAAGAAACCTGTTGAAGAACCCGAAGAAGAAGTAGTTGAAGAGGCTCCCGCCCCTGCACCGAAAGCTAAGAAACCCGAAACGAAGAAGGTCGAAGATTACGACGACATTGACAGCGCTTTGGACAACTTAGATTTTGATGACTAAGCAGTAATTATTCACGGTAACGCCGGGGCTAGTCCCCGGCTTATCGTCTGCACAGGTGGGAACATGGGGACAAAACAATTTTTAGAACTGATATTGCCGGAGGAGGGAAACAAAATCCTCGCTCTAGCAATACCCGCTCAACACGGCGGGGTCTGGTTCAAGTACAAGACGTACCCCAATGCCGAGGAGTTAGCAAAAGCCGCAAAGTTTTTCGACGATAAAGCTGAAACAGTATATTTTGCAGTCAATTCCTACGGTGATTGGTACTTTGATGATACTAAAGAAAAGAACCGGATACGTACACAAGAGAACGTAGTAGCGTGTCGTTCGCTTTACGATGACTTCGACGTCGACGTCGACGACGAGAAGAAGTATTCGACGCGGAAGGATGCGCTAGACGACATAGTTAAACTGGCAAAGGCTTTACAGCTTACGCCCACAATCACGTCGTCCGGCGGTGGATTCCACTGCTATTTTTCCCTAGACCAAGACATAACAAAATCGGTTTGGGAAGAACTCTCTGCGATGAAGAGGGACATTACCACACACCTAGACTTGCGAGCAGACCGCGCCGTAGATATGGACAGCGCTCGTATTCTTCGTCCGGTAGGCACCCATAATCGTAAGAAAGACACGGCGGTAGAGGTAAAACTAATTAAGCTAGGAAAGGCTTACTCAGTAGATAAACTACGGGAAACTTTCCAAAACTACATCAAAGAACACGACGTACAACCTGCGCCAACGAACATACGTAGAAATGCGTTGGGTAAAGCAAATCCATTCGCGGCGGCACTCGGAGACTACCCGCCATCAGACCCGGAAATCGTAGCAAAACATTGTTGGGCAATCCGTCAGTTTAAGGAAACCGGCGGTAACATATCAGAACCCCATTGGCACCGTGCCATTGGTGTGGTTAAGCATTGCACTAACGGCGAGCAAGTTATTCACGATTGGAGCAAAGGTTATGACGGATACTCCCAAATCGAAACCCAAGACAAAATCGACGAATGGACAGTCGGTCCGACTTCCTGTGTGGAAATGGACAAGCACCTCGGGTGCATGGCGAACTGCCCGTTTGCGGGAAAAGTTAAATATCCTATTCAACTCGGCGCTTCGCAACAAGCAGAGTCAGTCTCGGAAGAGACCGCTCCTAAGATAGAAGAAATAGAACAGAACAACGCAACGGTAATTGAAGGTCAGTCGATACCGTACTGGCCCGATAACGGATACCGTTGGAATGGTAGTGCGCTCTCTCGCGCTATCATGGATGACGACGGCGTCGTTCATTGGAGACCTTTTGCACGGTCGTTCATATACCCAATAAACCGAATACAGGATTCTGAGGGTACATGGGTAGTGCATTGGAGAGCAAAAGAGAAGAACGGTAGATGGCGTGAGTTCTTTATGCCCACGTCTGAATTAGCATCTACTGACTTAATGGCAAAAACACTAGCATCACAAGAAATCTTTTTGATGCGTACAAGAAATGCGAGGAATGATATGGCTGAGTTTGCTGAGGGGTTGATTGAAACCTTACAGGCTTGGCGTGTCGAGACAAAAACCTACAGGCAATTTGGTTGGACAGAAGATAAGACCGGTTTCGTTCTCGGAACCACTATGATTACATCCGACGATGAATTAAACGTCCTTTGTGACCCGTCAATGCCAACTGACATAGCCGTAGACTTTGGCACGTCGGGAACATTAGAAGATTGGGTCGCTAACATCGACCGACTTTACAACAGACCGGGGGCTGAACCTTTCCAATTTGCACTATGCCACGCTATAGGCTCGGTGCTTGTGGAGTTTATGGGTTCTTCCAACTGGCACGGTCTACCGCTTGCGTTCACGGGGCATGGGGGAACAGGTAAATCTACTATCGCCAAGGTTGCGTGTGGATTCTACGGAAATCCTAAGTTCATGGAGCGTCAGACAGGCGAACAGGGTTCTACTCTAAACGCCGCAATTAAGCGTATCGCTATCATGGGTTCATTACCTATGTTGCTCGACGAATTTTCTGGACGGTCTCCAGATGAATTGACGAGGACGGGATACGCGCTAGCGAACGGGCGTGATAAAGAACGATTAGGCACGAACGGTAAGTTTTCTACCGTGGGCGGAGAATGGTTCAAGAACAGCTTTATAACGTCGAACGATTCAATCCACGAAAGTATTAGTAAGTTACCGGCGGGGTATAGAGTAGAGGCGACACAACTTCGCTTCTTTGAAATACAACTACCGGCAGATTACCGCTCGCGTGTGTTCCCCGACATTACTCAAGAGTTCATGGAACATCACATGGATAATGT